TCAACTGCGCCAACAAGCAATGTGACAACACTTCCTCCACCAAGATCTACTGTAAGTGTTTCTCCTTCTATAATAGCTAAACTATCAAAGTCGCTACCTTCAGTATTAATTGTTACGCTGTCAACAGCGTAACCAGCTGAAAGCGCAGCATTTGTTCCAGTACCATTCACTGTAAGTGAAACATCAGATGTTAGTCCAACCGCAAGAGGATTGGCTAAAGATACACTAGCGATGCCACCAGTGTTAACAACAACTGAACCACTCACCGCATTAAGAAGCTGTGAACTAGTTGTACGTACCGCTTTTAACGAATTTCCGTACTTTAAGAATGAAGACGCTGTAAAAAAAGATTCAGCGTAAAAAGCATTTGGCGTACCAAACACTGAAGCAAGTTCTTTTTCAGAACTTACGAGTTGTGTCTCTTCAACTGGTCCCCAGCGAAAAGGTCCTGCAAATCCACCAATAGAGGTAGATACCGCAGGAATTACATTTGTCAAGTCGATTTCATTTACATCGACTCCGGGTGATACTAAGAATCCCATGATTGTTTTCCTTTCAATATAGTTTTAATTAATAAGTAAGCATAATAAGAGTGTTTTCAATAGTTCTATTTATAAATAGACAACTTTACAAACTATTCCACTCTTTCATATCATTTAGCATTTTATCATAACGTGTACCAGATGATCGGCCATCATCTATTTCTCCAAACAAAGGCACATCTTCTTCGATTTGTTTCATCTTCTCAGCAAACAGCATTTCCTTTAAATCTACTGTTGATATATCACCAAAAGCTTCCGAAGAAACAAACCACGCGAACATCACTAGATTCATAACGAGATCATCGTGATTTCCCTGTGTCGCTTCGTAAGAAGATCCTTTTACTTCAAATGTAGATAACTCGGATATAGTGTCTGCGTCTGGTATTTGTATTTTGCCTAATTCCACTAGATCTTTTAGATTTGAACACCCAATGCGTTTAACACGCTTTGTCATCGTAACACCAACACCACCTCGTTTTACAGTAGATTCTACAAAGGTATTTTCGTATTCATATTCGTAATACACATCATTACACACCACTTGCCCAACATCATTATTTTCAATAATCACTAAAGCCTCGTTATATAACTTTGCAGCTTTAACGATAATGTCAGGAAAAATCATCGGAGATATCATATTATCGCGGAATGTAGCGACTTGCTCAAACATGCCTGTCGTAATATCGACTACAGTAAAGGTAGAATAATCTTGTCCTCGTCCTTTCGAAACGTCCACTGTCATAATGTATGTGTGATCTTCTTTAGGCTTTTGATAATAGTTAACGTTTCTTTCTATTTTCAAAGGGTGATCAGGTTTAAGTGCCAACAAGGTGTTTGACGCGATAAGTGTATTCGCAGTTCCAAGAAAGTTATTACCATACTCCTGTTCAAATTGTAGCTCTGATGTATTTGCGATTGTTTCTGCTTTCCACTTTTCATCTCTTCCTGGCACATCAAACCAATCAATTCTCGAGTGTTTAAATTCATTAATTCCTTTCTGCGCGCTTTCATATATTTTGAAGAACATATTACCAACACCATTTGCAGTAGAAGTAATGATGACCTTTGTTTCATCACCCGCTGAAATTACTGGATATGTCGATGTATAGAATTCTGCATCTCTTTCAACAAAGGCAAACTCGTCAAGGAAGAGTAAGTCAATCGAAAGACCACGAATCGATGAACCAGATGTCGCAGCTGCTATAATCTTTGTATTATTCCCATATGTAATATTACCTTTATTCAATTCTTTACATCCAGGCTGAAGAAAGAATGGAAGATTCTCAAGTGCAAGTGTCACACGAGCTAACATCTCTCTTGCCGTTGCACCCTTATTCGCAAGGATAGCGATAGTTTTTTCAGGATTGAAGATTGCGTACCATAAAATATAAACGACAGACGTAATAGATTTACCAGATTGCCGACAAGCTAATACGATATTAAATCGGTTTTCGTTAAATGTTTTAAAAAGCTTCTTTTGATAAGCGTAAGGCTTAAAGTCAACCAGGCCTTTACTTGGCGCAATAACTTTGATGTATTTAGTCGCAAAGTATTCTGGACTACTCATACATTTCATGTATTCAGCAACTTCTTCCTTCGTGAAATTTTGATTGACATTGTCACCTTTCACGAGCGCGTTGCCCATATAACCATCACCAGCCATAATAAATTAGTCTATATCGATTGTATTGTCGTTATTATTTTTTAAAAATTTCTGAAGCTCTGTAGTAGAGCCAACAAACACAGCATTATTTGTTGTGTCGCCTTTCTTTTCCTTTTCTTGTGTTATGTCTTTTCTAACCTTTTGTAACTTGACAAGATCTTGAGACATTTGACTCGCGTCTTTAATCATATTTGACAAAACCTCGAACGCTCGAGGATGTTCTGACTCCGACGCTAAAGCCATCATTTGATTAATCGCCTCAGAGGACTGATCAATTAGTTCTTTCATCTTATCTCGAGAATATTCTATATCCGTCTCGGTATCATTTATGATTTGCCCTTTATCGACTTCCGTCTTAGGTTTTTCTATGATATCAAGATTTTTTTCGAGTGCATTAAGTATTTCATTTTTAGTCATGATCAAATCCAAAGGTTGTTGTAATAGTATCCGTGTCGTCTAAAGGTGGCTCGTCGTCACTATCTACTGCAATACGAACGTTTTCTTCTCCAGTTGGGTTATTTGTCTTGAGTGTTGCACGATTTTCAGTATCACTATAGAAAAAGGTATCAACCACACGAATAACTTTACCTTCGCTGACACCTCCTACAAATCGTACTTTCATGGTAAAGTCAAGGGTGTATATAAGTGTACGACGAGTTTGAAAGTCTCCTTCATAATCATCCTGTATTGATGTGCTATTTAGTATGACGGGCACGTCTGTAACAGTTCCAGGCCCTTCCATGTCTTTGATAGCTACTGTGTACTCAGGGGCGAATGTAGGAAGAATCTGCTCGAATATTTGTAATACGTCGTCTTGATTTTTCGCGTAAATGTTTAGCTGCATTCCAATGATATATGGAACACTTTGATTTACTATATTCGTTTTTGTTGTTTCTCCGCTAATAGGTAAACACCTTTTATTAAATTTATTTAGTTTTGAATCTGCGTCGAAGCTAATATTCGTAATCTCAAAACTCATACGAGGAAGTTTAATCGCAATTGATTTATCTACAGCAGCATCAGTGTCAGCCTGTATTCTCGCAAGAAACTTTTTACGAGGACCATATGCTATAGGCACACGTGTTTCTCCGGTGCCCTGTCTTACAATTTTAATATTGTTAAACAGAGTTCCAAAGACAGCAACTGTCTTTTTCAAAGTTTGATTGTAAAAGTGTTTTCCGTTAAACATATTAGCTTATTACGTCTGGTTCTCCAAATGGATTAGTTTCTGTAAAGTCTATAAAGTTATTTCCTATTGTTTCAAAATCTTCGTTATCTGCATAAGGATCATTGCTATCGATAGAGTTAAAAGCATCTATTGAAGCAATTTCATATGAAGCAGTCGATGTGGCACCTATAATATTCCCTGTTGTGCCTACACTCGTCGGTGCAAAGAGAGTATTACTTCCATCGCTCGCAACTTGACTTGATATTTCAATCTTACCCGCGTCTACCGTTGATACTTCACCAGTAACAACAATTCCACTCGTAGAATTTGTTTGTGTTACATCTTCACCTACTTGGAATGTACCACTACCAGCGCCAAGTGTAAGTTCTGTGCGAGTAGCGTATGCAGTTTCAAATCCATCAACCTCGGCAATGCCAGTATCAATTGCTTCATTGCCATACTCAAATAATTCGCATGTCAATTTAAATGTTGGAAGATTAGATAATTGATAGAATGGAGAATCATCTTCAACAAAGCGAATTTCGAATAAACCATTAACTAATGGAAAGTAAATTAGATCACCTTCTTGTGGTCTACCTTCTGGTGTTGATTGGAATCTACCAACCAGCTCTTCCCAGCGTCGTGTTGCAAGAACCAGCGTTATTGAATCACGTACTTCTACACCAAACTTAGAAAGTAAATCACCATCACCTTCAAATCCATCAGTATTTTCAACATACATTTCAATTTGAAATGCTTCACCAAATTTACTTAACGCATCTTCATTAAAGATGGCATCGGTATTGACTATTGTACGAGGAATGTAATATACATCGTGGCCATAGATCTTAAGAGCCTCTATCGTAATATCTTCGTAGAGTCTTTTTTCCGGCGTTGTTCCTTGAGAAAAATATACATTTCGTGGCATAATAAATTAACCAATAAAATCTAATGGTGGCATTTCGTGTTTCAACTGCATTGTTTCTTCAAGCTGTTGAATTTCTTCTTTGGCATCATCAAATATTTGACGGCCATTTAACGTTACGCCACCTGGTAAAGTCATTCCTTCAAATTTAATTAAGTTTAATCCCCATTGACGCTTAAATAACGCTGTTACGTACTTCTTTAAGAATGCATCATTATATACATCAGTATAAGTTTCTGGATCAAGTGCTTCG